TCAATTTACCATCTTCATCTAGCAATGGAATTATTTTCTCAGCAGCACCACTCTCATTGTTTGCTATGGTCTTAACAATTGTTGAGTCTTTAGCATTTGAGAAACGCTGATTTAAGTTAACCGCATCACCATAAGAAGAACGCAAATCCTTGAGCTTTGTAACCTCTGCATCAAGACCTTGGTTTTTGAATGTAATATCTCGTGCATCATCTAGCGTATCACGCAATTGTCTAAAAGCGTCACCAATCTTAGAGCCACGCTTTTCATAGGCTAAGTCACCAAATAGCTTACGCTGATCTTGGTAATCAGAACCAGAGATATAACCCTTTTGCTCGTAACCCTGATATGAATACTCAGGAACTCCAGAGTCAATCAATTGCTGACGAATATTGTCACTAAACTGTTTATAGTTAGCGTTTGTTGGTTGCAATCCAGCTTGGTCTAATGCAGCTTGAACTTGTCTGTCTAGTGCCTCATTCTTAGCACCAAAGTAGAACTCCTCAAAGCTCTTAAACAATGGCTCTTTTCTCATTGATGGGGGCAAAGAATTTAACAATTCTCTCGCTTTCATAATTCCTGATCTAAAGTTAGGAACTTCAGCTAAAACAATATCAGACTGAGATGAAACATTTTTGATTGTTTCTCCAATGCTATTTACGTTTCTATCAGCAGCCTGTCTAACAGCCTTTGCGCCACCAGAGAACGCTACATCAGGTGCGCTTGGCATACCGCCAAACATATTAGCAATCTGATTTAGAATCTTCTCTGCATGATCTGCTTGAAGATTAAACTTCTTAGTAAACTGAGAAGATGAGAACGGCAATGTAGAAGCAACAGCCTCAAACAATTGAGAAGTTTTACCTCCACCAGCCTGAGCAGGTGTTAAGCCTAACTCATCAGTAAAACCAAGAACTTTAGCCTTTCCAGCCATAGCCGCATTACGTTGATCTGCAAATGTCAAAGGCTCTGGAGTTCTAACTTTAGTTTGCATACCCATAGCACCTACTGGAATACCAGCCGCCATTCCAAGAATGGATGCAGGAATATCACCAATATAAGGTTGCGCTTTTTCTGCTACCAATTGACTTGTTGCTCCAGCAGGTAATGCTGTTGCTAATTGCTGTGCAGGATTAACAGCCATACGAGTAGCAATCTCTCTAGCTATAGGAGTAGTGGCTTGTCTTGCAATATTAGGCAATGATGCTACTGCCGCACCTGTGCTTCCTAAAGCACCAAAACCAGCCTCTACCATGCGCTGACCTGTTGTCTCAGGTTGTGCAACACCAGCCTTAGTCATACCTTCTTGGATAGTCTTAGACAGCATTTGCAAACGAGGCAAGTCTTTACCAGATAGCTTTTCGCCACCAATCATAATCATATTAATGAGTGCATTAAGTGCATCACCAACAGGGACAGCCATAGAGCCAGCAAGTTGACCATATGGGCCAAGAGGTGTCAATGCGGCAGCACCAATCAATGGCGAAGCTAACCCACGAGTTGCAGCACCAGCATATTTAATAGAAGAATCCTCAGAACGACCTGCTCGTTTAGTACCCATTTGTGGATAGTAACCAAATGATGCAGACTCAGCACCTTTTGGCATTATCTTTAAAGCCATTCCATCACCAAAAATCTCATCAAACTGAGATGCCGTTTCTGGATGTGATTGCAAATAAGCAATATCTTTTGCTGTTGGTTTTTCCATATTTATCTCGCGTAAGGATTTGCAGATGGGTCTGGAGGAGCAATAAACTTAAATCCACGCAAACTCTTATTATTTTCGTAGAAATAGTTTTCAGCCTGTTCAGCATAAGATTTAGCTTTTTGTGATAGATATTGAATATCTTTAATTGCAGCCTCTTTTGATGACAATGAAACAGTAGGATTAGCCAAATCACCAACAGCCTTATCGTATCGTTTAGCATCAGCATCAGATGTTGGGCCACTAAACTTAGGTGTATTCAAAGCCAAAGATTGTGACAATGTAGCTAATCTATCATTTGCATCTTTTGCTTCAGTACTAATACCAAGTGCGCCAGCAACATTCTTAACACCAGCCTCTAAACGCCCACCATAAGCCTGCTGTAATAGTGGTGCTGCTCTCATAGCAACAGAAGACATATTGTCAGCTTTGTTGGCTTCTTCTTTAGCTTTTGTAAGAACATCAAACTCTTTCTTCTGAGAATAAGAGAATTGTTCTGGTTTATTAGCTTCCGATGCTTTTCTAATCTCAAGTAATGCTGCTGTATTTTGAGCCTGCAATTGTTTATATTCTGCTGACTGAGCAAGACCTTGCTCTTGCAATGTACGCATAGCTTTTTGATTTGCTTCAGTAGCAGCTCTTGCAGCATCAAGACTTTCCTGAGATTGTTTAAATTGCTGATTTCTACCAACAGCATCAGATATTTCTTTTACTCGTTGGTCAGCTTTCTCAGGATCAATCAATCCATTTTTAAAGCTAGTCGCATATTGAGTAGCAAGATTTTTTAGGTGTGTAGGAATAGTAGGGTCACTTGTAAATTGCAAGAATGGATTTTCTTCTTGACCACCGCCACCAACAAATCCAGCTTTACGCAAGTCAGGAACAAGTTTAGCCATATTTGCTAATGCGGCTAATGGGTCTGGTGACATCATTGCTAATGCTTGCAATTTATTAGTATCAATGCTTCTTGTAGTTTGAGTAGGTTTAATTGCCATGTTTGGCATTAAATTACCCTCATCATCACGAGCATGGAAATTAGTTGGCTTACCATCAAATGTTACTTGTTCTGGTGTAGTTGTCGTAGTAAAGATTTGTGGTGCAAGTAAACGCATTTGCTTTTCTTGTTCACGTTTTACTTCATCTTCTTTACGCTTACGCAACATTTCTTCTAGTTGCGCTCTTTGAAGTTGATCTTGCAAACCACCTTGCATAGCAGTCCTATAGGCTTGCTGACCTTGCTGTAAGCCTTCAAGTACAGATGATGCACCACTACCGCCTTTAAATAGACGACCTGCTAGTGCATAGAGTGCTTGTGCTTGGGCTTCATCACGGCTCTTACCAATATCTTCTGGAGACATCCCCAAAAGACCCATAGTGTCCTGACCGCTAGTGCCAAATATGTCGAGTAATCCTGCCATGATTTATTCCTTATCCGCCACCAGTTAACCAATTACCAATTTCTGATAAACCTTTTGTACCGCCAATGTTTTTATAAATACCTGCCGCAGTAGCCGCACCACCCAATAGGTTTTGCCATCCAGATGCTTCAGGTGCAGAAGAACTAACTTGTTGCGCTCTAGTTAATGGGTTTCCATAAACACCAGATAGGAAGTTAGTTAGATTCTGCTGTGGCTGAGTTTGTTGATAATTAAACTTAGCAATATCAGCTTGTTGCTGTGCTCCAGTATAGCCTTCACGCATCTGACCAGCTTTAAGCATATTCTGAATATCGTTGTAATCAGCAGAAGCCATAGATGGTGCAGCCATAGTAGCGGCTTGTTGTCGTGTTCTCTCAGCATCGTAGTTCTGATAAGCGAGACTTCCAGCAGTATCGCTCAGAGCCTTAGCAAACTGACCACTAGCACCTTGTTGCATGGTATTCATAGCACCAGAACCATAGCGACCAGCTTTAGAAGCCGCAGAACCAATATCACCTAATGTTGTTTTAAACTTAGATTCAGCCGCTTGTGCAGCAGGATTAAAAGCACCTTGGAAGAATGGATTACCTTGCAAATAACCACCTTGAATAGTGTTTTGCAATTGTCCTTGAGCCGCACCAGTTAAAGGGCTACCCTGAGAGGCTCGTTGCTCCAAAGCCTGCAAACCAGTTTGAGTAGCTTGTGATGGGCTTACATAAGTCTGACCACCATAGTATTGAGGGCCACCGCCTTGATAGAGCTTTTGGGCTTCTTGCAAACCATAAGAAAGATATGGCTGAATTGTTGGATCAATATTGGATGTAGTTGCTGTTGCCATAGTTGGACTCGCAGTCGGTGTTGGTGCAGGAGCAGGTTGAGATACAGGTGTAGCTACTGGCGTAGGAGCTACTGGAGCAGGTGTAGCCATAGGAGCAGCCACAGGTGCAGGAGGAGGTGATGGCGCAGGCTGAGGTGTCACCACTGGAGCAGATGGCCCAGATATAGGAGTTTCTGGAATCAAACTCATGTAAAAGCCAGTTTCATCAGCAATACCATTATTAGGATTCATTATCCCTGTAGGCTCAAGAAACCCACCAATTTGAGGAGGTGGTGCTGTTACTGTATCTGGTGGACGAGGAATATCATTTGTTTCAGGTTGTGGCGTATAAACAGGCTCTGGCTGATAAACAGGCTCAGGCTGATAAATAGGCTCTGGAGGAGGTGTATATGAGGGAGGTGTATATACAGGCTGAGCCGCAGTATATGTAGTCCAATCTCCCATTTCACCTGAGTAATTTGTTGTTTGAACTTGATCTTGTCCTACTGGAGTTCCATCAAGAAAACTGTAACCTCCCCTACCATCTGGTCTTACTTCTGCTTGATAAGGCTCTGGTGCAGCGGGAGCATTGCCAGATAAAAAACTAGGCATTATAGGAGCTTCAAAGCCACCATCAGCAATTCCAGTATCCATTAGCGGATTCTGTCTATAGCTTCGCTCACCACCAAAGTAGTTACCTAAATCTTGCTCATCACCAAAGTCAAAACGCATCTATTCCTCCACAGAGTTCTGGATTGCGAGATGCGTCATCCTTAAACGCAATTATACATAAATCAGCCAATAACAACATATTTATAGGTCTTGTTAGCAGTTGAATTTGCAAAATGAGTAATAGTAGCAGTACCCTGTCCTTGGCTACTGGCGTAAACACCATTAAAAGTAGCACCACCACCTACTAAATTCATAGTTGCTATGACTGATGGAACAGCAGGTCTGGTTGGACTTGTGCTTGTGTCGAAATGCTCAATACTTACAGAAGTGCTAGTAGTACGCCAAATAATTTCAACATAATCATTAGCCGCCATGTCAACAAAGAAATTCAATGCTGCAATCAAATGGCTTGGGTCACCTGACGATTTTCTTGCTACCAAGTGAAATCTACTGTTTGAGTTTGCGATATTTGTTCCATTTTTGCGAAACCATACATCAACATCCTGACCATCGTTTGTGGTGTTCTTAAACTGAATGGAAAACTGTAAATTGTAGAGTCCTGCGTTTTTTACGTTTAATCTTGAATTATTTGATAACGTAACTCCATTAGAGAAGTCAGTTGTATTAAAGGTAATAGGGTAAGCAACAGTCGTACTAGCAGCAGTCTGGTCTGTAGAGTCCTGAAAAGCCCCATAAGGAATAGAATCAGCAAAGGCAGCATCAGATGTAGGGGCAAACAAAATAACGCTGTCTACGCCTATTCTTAGGTCATTCAGAGTGGTTGTAGTAGCACCACCAGTAGCCAGAGTTAGCGTTCCAGTATTGTTAGTCTTTCCATCCATGATTCCACGGATAATCTCAGCAGTTTGTCGCTGATCTCCACCAAAAGGAGGAAGCGTTCTAAACATTATCTAATCCCCTGACCTTGGAAATCTACATCTAAAGAAACAGCAGTTTTCCAGTTACCAGTAGGAGTTATCTGAAATTGATGGAAGTTTCCATTAGAACGCAAAGCTATACGATTATCAGAATCAGCCGCTTGAGCTGTACCAAATATAGGAGCTTCACTTAGTAGAGTCCTAGAGGCCACAGCAACATTAGCAGAGCCTCCATCAATCAATGGCCTTGCTAGGGTTACTACTGATCTACCACCAGCATTTAAGTCACCAGTTACGATATTCCCAGTAGCGTTAGCACCATTGTAGGTAACAACATATTTTCCATTTGTTCCACCAAGGAAATACTTTCCACCCATGTAAAGAATAGAGTCCAAACTAACTGTCAAAGCATCAATGCTAGAAGAAATAGAGTCTAAGTTTTCTAGTGTAGTAGCCGCAGTAGATGCGTCTGAAATGTAATCAGCACCAGCATCTCCATAAGTCCATTTCTGAGACTTAAAGTTATAAATCAATAGTTGACGATTACCAAATGTAGTTCTAAAGTTCCAGATAATTAGCTTACGAACAGGGTCAACAGCTGCAGACATTACGTTAAACTGACTCTCATCAGCGTTCTCAAAGAACCAGCGATCTACTTTTTCTGAGCCAATTCCTACGACATTCTGTCCATCACATGAGTAGAAACCATCGTCTGACAAAAAGAAAGTAATGCTCTGAACTTGGGCAATAGAACCAGCAGCGATACATCCCTTACCACGAGAGATAGTGTCAAACTGGAAAATGAAAGGAGTGCCGACATAACTCATTCGGCTGATTCCCTTTTCCAAAAGAATAATACCCACCTCACCACCACGAATTCCCATGATCTGACCACCATCAGGAATGTCTTGGTAATCAGCTTGAGTTACTTGATCTGCTGTCCAAGTTGTCTCATCATTGATGCCTGACCATTGAACCCTAGATGGATAGATAGTAGATGATTGATTGATAAATGCAGTAACTACAAAGTCACGCACGACAGTCAAATATCTACATATAGGCGCAGTAGCAGCCAAGTTTGAAAATGCTGATGAAGTACCTAATGTATAAACCTGCATTGGGTCACTAAAATTAGTCCCAATAATTGAGTTACCAAACTGAGTAAACCTGAACTTATCGCTGTATGCGTTTGGTGCATATCCACCAGCTTTAGACACATCAGTTAAAGCACCTACACCACTAACACTAAAAATCTTAGTAGTTCCAGCCGCAAACAGCTTAGTATCGTTAGTAGGTGTTTTCCCTGCTACCAATGTAGTAAGGTCTTCCGAGGCAATAGCAGAGAATGTAGCCGCAGTAGGAAGTGGGCCATAACCTACAGCCTGAGAAACAACATTCTTAGCATCAACCAAAGCACCAGTAATGCTAGGTTGGTCAGGCATCCACTCACCAAAGTTTAGTTTTGTCGTAGCCATGTATTACTTCCTTGAGCCTGAGTTGTCCATGTATTATCGTTAGCAGACACAGGTGTCCATGTATTTGTGTCACTCGATACTGTTGTCCAAGTGTTTGAATCGCTAGAGACAGGAGTCCAAGTATTCTGATCTTGAGCTACTGGAGTCCAGTTCTGTCCAAGAATATGCCCATTACCTGTGAATGTAGCAGTACCAGTTACAGATGCTATGCCAGCATAAATTGCGGAAGCTGAAGCAGTAACATTTGCATTAGTAGCAATGCTTGCATTACCTTCAGCGACTAAACCACCATTGGCAGTAACAGTTGCAGTAGCAGATATTTCTCCAGTTGCATTACGAACCCTGATTGCATCAGCAGTTGCAGTTGCATTAGCCGTGACACTTGCTACGCCATTTGCAACAACACCACCTAATGCAGTTACATCAGCATTTCCAGTAATAGCACCAGCACCAAACTGGACACGAGTTCCTGATGCACTTACATCAGCGTTAGCAGTAACACTACCACTAGAAAACTGAACACGAGTCGCATTTGCCGTAACTGTTGCATTAGCATCAATAGCACAAGAAGCAAACTGAACCCTAGCTCCATCGCATACAGCACTAGCATTAGCAGTAATGCTTGCACTAGCAAATTGAACCCTTACTGCATTAGCCGATACATCTGACGAACCATTTACTACTGCTACACCATTCTGCACTCTTACAGCATCAGCCGTTACGTTGGCAGATGCACTTACAGACCCATAGGCATCCCATAGGGTTACTGATGTTGTGTAGAGTGGACTATCGAGTGTGAGTGTTAAGTCATCAATGCTAGACTTTAAATTATCTAGCGAGTCAATCGTCCATGGTGGCAGTAAATCAGCCATCTCACGCCAATGTGACGCTCAATGAACCAGAAGCTACACGAAACACATCGCCAGTTGCAATAGTCTTAGATGCGTCTAGCGGTGTGTGATACAGCAAGTTACCAGTAGTCAAAGCATCACGTATTCCGATATGGGTAATCGTACCCCATGAGCCACCAGCTTGAGGAAACTCGATAGCCGCAGAATTGGTAGAAGCACCATTGCTAGGCGCACCAAAAGTCACAGACTGACGAGCATATGAAGTACCAGAACATTCAGTACCAGTATCAGCATCAGTTGGGTCAGTCGTATAAAGAGCCAAGTACACAGTTGTTGGTGCTGTGTATGCTGTTGCTCGGAGAGTTACGTTAATTAAAGCGTTCTCAAGATAGTTGCTCATTTCAGCCATAGATTCACCTTGTAGTTAATTTCATTGCCAATGGAACACCAGAATACTGAGTAGATTCGTCAGATTTAGTGAGTGAGGAAATTGCACGATCATACATAGAACCCCATGTATTGATTCGTCCATCGTTCATCAAGTAAGGCTCTGCCTCAACCAATGACGCATATAACAAAGCATCTGGTGCTGTTGTCAGGAATACGTTAGATGCGTTTGAAGAAGACAGATATGTTGGTGCAGCAAAGTACAACATTTTCAATGTGTATATGCCATCAGGAACAGGAGTTAATTGAAACTCATTTGCCAAAATTGTGTAAGACTTTGGAACACCAACTTGTGAAGTTTTTGGGTCATTAGACAAAGCAGATGGGCTTGAGTAACTTAGTGGCTGAATAGGATTTGTCATAACAACAAAATCACGAATCTCCAAGAAGTCACTAGGAATCTCAACAGTTGAATCACCAGATACAGAACTTGTCGTTACTGACTTCAACATCTGACGAATACGCAATTCTCTGCGTAGTCTGTTCTCAGCAAATGTAATAAAGTCAGGAATCTGAGTAGTTAGATCAGTACGAGCTAAATAACCCGCAATAGATGTTTTCAAATCAGAGTAAGTTGCGAAACTCATACTACTCCTGTCCGAGTTCTAAAAACTCTGTTATCTCTTTCGTTTAACCATGCTTTAAAACGCTTCTCATCCAGCACAGCAAAGCCACGCATAATTCCTTTAGCATTTAGGTCATCAATCACAGTCATCGGGATAGATGCAACCTTATTGCCAAACAATTCATCAGACCACTTTGATCTCTCATCATAAGAGTTGTACTCTTTTTTATTCTGCTCAATGATTGCAGATATATCCTGACGAGTTTCAATAACGATGCCACCATCA